ACCAAAAACCGTTTAACATCGATGGTATAACGCCGGGGTCATACAAAGGCATATCACAGATTGACCCGTATTGGATAACGCCGCAGTTAGACAATACCGCCGCGGGCGATCCTGCCGCTATCGATTTCTATGAGCCGACATGGTGGCGCGTGAATGGCGTAGTTATCCATCGCACTCACCTAGTGATCTTTCGCACAGAAGAAGTCGCCGACGTGCTGAAACCGACTTATATCTACGGCGGAATCCCGATCCCACAAAAGATATACGAACGGGTGTACGCCGCGGAACGCACCGCGAACGAGGCACCGATGCTTGCGCTAACTAAACGAACCGATGTTATTAAGACTGACATAGCGCAGGCTCTGGCTAACCAAGAAGGTTTCGATTCTCGGGTACAACAGTGGGTTAACAACCGCGACAACTACGGCATTAAATTGATTGGGCTAGACGAGGAGATGGCGCAGTTTGATACCTCGTTGACAGATCTCGACGCAGTTATTATGACGCAGTACCAGATAGTCGCGGCGGCGTCGAACGTGCCCGCTGTGAAATTACTCGGCACACCACCGAAGGGTTTCAACTCGACAGGTGAATTTGAAGAAGCAAACTACCACGAAGAACTAGAGAGCATCCAGACTCACGACCTGACGCCGCTAATTGAGAGGCATCACATGTTACTAATCGCGTCCGAGATCGCACCGGCGTTCGGGATCGAGCCGTTTGAGACATCGGTAATGTGGCACCCACTGGATGCGTTAACGAACGTCGAACAAGCGGAGCTCAATAAGATGAAAGCGGAAACCGGAGCCACGTTGATGGGATCGGGAGCGATAGACGGACAGGACGAGAGAACGCGCATCATCAACGACCCGGAGAGCGGATACAACGGGCTAGACGAGATGGCACCGGAGCAGGATCCTGAGGTTGCGAGTGACCCAGAGGGCGGTTAATGCGTAAAAAGCCTAAGTTAACGCCGAGCAAGCAAGAAGAAGCGGAGAAGCCCGGTAAGGTACTCCGAGGCACAATTTTAAATTATAACGTATCCCAGCAGATACGTTACGAGAACGAGTTACGCGCACTGATTAGACAGATGACAACGGAAGTTAAGCGCGAGATCATCGCACTATTCAAAAGCGAAACCGCAGAAGGTTTTTACGACCAGCAAGAAAACGCCGCGGCTATGGACGCGGCCAGTATTACGAAGAAAGCAAAAACGCTAATGGATAAATTAGCGTCGAAATTTCAAGGGCTTTTTAATCTCGCCGCACCGCCGATGGCTAAAAAAATGGTGGAAGGCGCGACGAAAACGAGCGCATCAAATTTGAGAGGAAGTCTTAAGAAGTTGAGCGGCGGCCTGATGCTTAAGACGAGCGTAATACCCAAGGGAATGGAGACGGTCGCCGCAAGTATTATCGATGAAAATGTGGGATTAATTAAAACGATCTCACAGCAATACCTGGCGGATGTATCGGGCGTCGTGATGCGCTCGATCACCACGGGGAACGGCCTTGCAGATCTAGTTCCCGCTATTAACAAGCACAGTGGACAAACGTACCGACGCGCGAAACTAATTGCCCTCGATCAAACTAGAAAAGCGTACAATTTTATAAACAAGCAAAAGTTACAATCACTAGGGGTTAAACAGTTTGAGTGGAGACACAGCGGCGGCGGACAAAAACCACGACGTAGCCATATCGCGATGAGCGGAGAGGTGTTCAATTTTGACGATTTACCCGTGATTAACGCAGAGCAGGTCGCTGGCGGTTACGAATCTCCGGAGCGAGGTATCCCCGGGCAGGCGATAAATTGTAGGTGTCGGATGATCCCGGTCGTCAATTTTTCAGAGGATGAGTAAAAATGCAAAGTAAACGCGAGTACGACATGAACGGATGGGCTGAGATTAGGGATAACCCTATAACTAAAGTGGGGGTTTTCCCTTACCTCGGCGTTCAAATTAGCCCAGAACTCGATCCAGACAAGATTTATAATGTGTATCGTCCAGAGGAAGAACTGAGCAACCCAGATACCATAGATTCTTTTAAACTTTTACCGTGGACAGACGAGCACGCAATGCTCGGGTCTGCAGATGACGGGCTTACTCCCGCGGAGAGGAAGGGAATTCACGGCGTGATCGGTGAGGATGTGTATTACGCCGACGGATATCTCAAAGGAAATTTAAAAGTTTTTTCGGAAAAGCTAGCCGAGCTGATCGCGGCAGGTAAGAAAGAACTCTCTATAGGGTACCGTTGCTTGTACGATTTGACTGCGGGGGTATACAATGGAACACATTATGACGCTATTCAACGGAACCTCCGGGGCAACCATCTCGCGCTAGTCGATGAAGGCAGGTCGGGGTCGGATGTAGCAGTCTTAGATCACTTTAAAATAACGATGGATACAGGGGAATTTTTAATGCCAGATGAAATGAAGAAAGAAGGCGAGACCGCAAAGGATGAAGGCGAAAACCTCTCCCTGGAATCGTTAGCGGAAAAAATGAGAGACATGGCCGCTAAGTTAGAAGCGATGGAAAAGGGCGTATCCGATGAAGATGTGAGCTCTTTCGTCAGTGAGGCGAAGGTTGTCGACGCGGACGAAGAAAAGAAAGATGACGAAAAGAAAGATGATAAAGCTATGGACGCTAAGATCGCCACACTCAGCAAAGAGCTAAACGAATTAAAGGCATCCGGCACCAAAGTTCTTTTGCAAGAGATCTCGCAACGTGATGCGTTAGCCGCTAAATTATCTTTACACGTCGGTACTTTCGATCACAAAGATAAGACGCTGGCCGAAGTCGCCGCGTACGGTATTAAAAAATTGAATTTAAGCTGTGATGAAGGTCACGAAAAATCAATGCTTGATGGTTACCTTGCGGCGCGTAATGTTAACGCACCCGTTGTCGCACTGGATAGCACCGTCGCATCTAGCTGTATCGACGCGCATTTAAAAGGGAGTAAGTAATAATGGGTTTTCAAACTACCGTAGCGTTACAACAAGGCTTTGGCGTTCCTGGTGAGCTGTTTACCGACGCACCGTACCGAGCGCAGTCTTTTACTCTAGTTTCAGCACTCGCCGCATACAATATTATCGGAGCCACCTGCTGTACCATTACCAGCCAAGGTCAGGCGGAAGCCGGATCCGGCGGTACCTTAGGTTTCGCGGGTATCCTTGTCGATCCTAAAGGTCAGACTTTAATTGGCGACGGCACTAATCCGCTTAATCCGAGCCTCGTTGTACCTAACCAAACCCAGGTCGAATGCTTAACGATGGGATCCGTTGTGGTTACATTGCCAGGCGCCGCCGCAATTGGCGACGTAGTGATTTACGACGACACAACCGGCGCGATCAGTACCATTGCCCCTGGCGTAGCGTTACCCGGCGGTAAAAAGTACGCCAATGCCAATGTCGATTATTTCACGGTTACAGGCGCAGGCCTCGCCGTGATTACTTTTGCCGCTGTCCGAACCGTATAAGGAGCTCAATTAATGAATAACCGAAATGTCGCAACAAAATTAATTAGCCATATAAACGGTCGTGATGTACGCCCGTTGGCTGATTTCAATCCCGCCGAATTCGAATCGTTATCGCGCTTAGGTATCGGCATGGACGCGAATACAGTTAATAAAATGATGCACGGCATGGACGCGATCCAGCCAACCGTTACAACCGGGAGCATCGGTACGCCTATTCAGTTTTTGCAAAATTGGCTACCGGGTTTCGTTTTCGTTATCACCGCCGCCCGCAAGATTGACGAGATCGTAGGTATCTCGACAATGGGCTCGTGGGAAGATGAAGAAATTGTTCAGGGCGTTTTAGAACGTACGGGAACATCGGTACCCTACGGCGATTACACTAACGTACCTTTAAGCTCCTGGAATACTAATTTTCAATACCGTACAGTAGTACGTTTTGAAGAAGGTATGAAAGTAGGTAACCTCGAAGCCGCGCGCGCTTCTCGTATGCAGGTAAACGACAGTGGCATGAAACGCGAAAGTGCCGCGCTCGCTCTAGAAATTATCCGTAACAGTGTGGGATTCGTCGGCTTTAATGCCGGTGCTAATAACACATACGGATTATTAAACGACCCAGGCCTGCCAGCGTACGTAACCGTAGCTAACGGCGCGAGTGGTTCCCCGCTGTGGTCAACTAAGACATTCTTAGAGATCGCTAAAGATATCCGAGGGGCTATCGTGGCGTTACGTAATCAGTCACAAGATACCATCGACCCTGAAAGCGTTAACCTTACCATGGCAGTTGCGACTAACTCTGTGGATTGGCTTAGCACGACATCTGATTTCGGTATCAGCGTAAGAGACTGGATGCGTCAAGCGTACCCACGCATTCGCGTAGTGTCCGCACCTCAGCTCAATAGTGCGAACGGTGGCGCGAACGTGTTTTACTTATTCGCTGACTCGGTAGCTGATATGTCAACAGACGATGGACGTACTTTCATTCAAGTCGTACCTGCGAAATTTCAGGTCATGGGCGTTCAGCAATTGACGAAGGGCTACGAAGAAGATTACAGCAATGCTACAGCAGGGGTTATGTGTAAACGCCCATACGCCGTAGTCCGTAGGTCAGGAATCTAGTACCGTTGACAGATTTGACAATCGCGCTAATACTAGCGGCGCGATTGTCAAAACATAATAAAGGAACTTCAACATGGTACACATTTATTC